GGCTGCAACAGATGTACCGAAGCCTGCAACAAAGGATGTAACAGAGGCAAAGCTGATCTTCGAAGGCGCGACGCTGGCGATCAACTGGATCGTGCGAAGACTGGAGAGCGACGACCTCGAGGATTGGAGAGAGGTCGAAGGACTGGTACGGGCGCTGAACGGTACAAAGGCTATCACGAAGATCCGCATGGCTCTTGAGGAGCAGGAGCAGAGAGCGCGGATCGCGAACCTTGAACAGCAGACGGCGAAGGCAGCGCGCGAACCGGTGGAGATCACGTTCGCCGGCACGGAGGATGCGGCACGATGAAGCTGATCATACCAGAACCGAGCGAGAAGCAGAGAGCGTTCCTCGACGACGAGCACAAGTACGTCGCGTTCGGCGGAGCGAGAGGCGGCGGTAAGAGCTGGGCGGTACGCGTAAAGGCCGTTTTGCTCTGCTATAGGTATCCGGGCATCAAGGTGATGATCGTGCGAAAAACATACCCGGAATTGCGTGCAAACCATATCCAGCCGCTGTGCGACATGCTGCACACGGACGAGCCGGACAGAGCACAGAGATTTGCCGAGTACAACGACGCAAAAAAGGAGCTTCGCTTCCCGACCGGCAGCGTGATCCTGTTTCGGTACTGCGATACTGAAAGAGACAGCGCGCGCTTCCAGGGCACCGAAGTGGACGTGCTGTTCATAGACGAGGCGACGCAGCAGACAGAGGAGCAGATGGACCGGCTCAAGGCCTGCGTCCGTGGCGTGAACGGATTCCCGAAGCGGATCTATTACACCTGCAATCCCGGCGGCGTCGGGCACGGCTGGGTCAAGAGACTATTCATAGACAAGCGATACGAGGACGACGAGCGTCCGGGGGACTATGCCTTCATCCAGTCTCTTGTGACGGACAACAAGGCGCTGATGGAATCAAACCCGGACTACATACACCAGCTCGAGAGCCTGCCGCCGAAGCTGCGGGACGCGTGGCTGTATGGCCGATGGGACATCTACGAGGGACAGTTCTTCGAGGACTTCCGCGAGACCGTGGACATGGCAGCGGCACGCGAGCACGGCTGCGATCTGGACGAGGCCGAGCTGAAACGGCAGGGCAGATGGGTGCACGTGATCGACCCGATCGACCTGTCAAAAGGACCGCCGGCGAGCTGGAAGATTTACCGGAGCTACGACTTCGGATACGGAAAACCCTTCTCCTGCGCGTGGTGGGCGGTGGACTACGACGACGTGATCTACCGCGTGATGGAGCTGTACGGATGCACGTCCACGCCGAACGAGGGATTGAAGTGGACACCGGCACAGCAGTTCTCCGAGATCGCACGCATCGAGCGAGAGCACCCGTGGCTGCGAGGCAAGAACATCCAGGGCGTGGCTGATCCTGCTATATGGGACGCGTCGAGAGGCGAGAGCATAGCGGAGACAGCCGTGCGGCACGGCGTGTACTTTACCCCGGGAGATAACAACAGAGTCCCGGGCTGGATGCAGATGCACTACAGGCTGCAGTTCGACGAGAACGGATACGCGAGGATGTATATCTTCTCAAACTGCAAAGCGTTCATCCGGACGATCCCGCTGCTTATATACTCCGAGCACAAGCCGGAGGATCTTGATACAGACATGGAGGATCATTAGCATGTCGCCGATGAGACGAGATATTTCTGTATGAGTCGACCTGTGAAGCCGTTGCGCCCGGTGGAGCAGAAGCCGATATTGTCAGACCCGTTGAACCAACTGTCCAAGAGGAGGAAATAAATGGACGAGAGAATGATCCAGCAGCCTTTGGAGAGGGCTGCAGTCATAGACAAAGAGAAGCTGCAGAAGCTGACGCAGACCCTGCAGAAGTACAAGAACGGCAAGGCACGGCTCGAGCAGCGCGTGGTAGCAGCAGAAAACTGGTGGAAGTTGCGCAACGGCATCGAGGAGAGGAAGACCACCGAGCTGAACGACGGCGGATTCCGGTCTAAGAGCGGCTGGCTGCACAACGTCATCGTCTCCAAGCATGCTGACGCAATGGAAGCATACCCGGAGCCGAACATCCTGCCGAGAGAACCGGGCGACGAGCAGGAGGCACACAGCCTGTCCTCCATCATCCCGGTGGTCATGGAGCAGAACCACTTCGAGGACATCTACTCGGACGCGGTGTGGTCGAAGCTCAAGACCGGCACCGGCGTGTACAAGGTGGTATGGGATGCGCAGAAGCTCAACGGCCTCGGCGACATCTCCATCCAGGAGGTAGACCTGCTGAACCTGTTCTGGGAGCCGGGTGTGAAAGACATCCAGCAGAGCAAATACTTCTTCCACACCAACCTTGTCGACAACGATATCCTGGAATCGCAGTACCCGCAGCTCAAGGACAAGCTCAAGGGCAACACCTTCATCACGACCAAATTCCTTTATGACGACGGTGTGCCGACGGACGGCAAGAGCACCGTCATCGACTGCTATTACAAGCGATGGGAGCAGGGCAAGACCGTGCTGCACTACGTGAAGTACGTTAACGACGAGGTCCTGTACTCGACGGAGAACGAGGGCACAACGCTGTACGACCACGGCCTTTACCCGTTTGTGTTCGACGTGCTGTTCCCGATTGAGGGCAGCCCGTGCGGATACGGCTTTGTGGACCTGTGCCAGAACCCGCAGACGGCGATCGACCTCATGGACACGGCGTTCATCCGGAACACGATGGTCGGGGCGATGCCGCGATACTTTAGACGGCAGGATGCAGGCGTTAACGTCGACGAGTTCCTGGACCTGTCGAAGCCAATCGTCACAGTCGACGGCAACCTCGGAGATGACTCGCTGCGAATCATCGACGCACGTCCGCTGCCGGGGAACTACATCGACTATCAGAGAGGCAGGGTGAACGAGCTGCGCGAGACCTCCGGCAACACGGAGACCGCGACCGGCTCCACTTCGCAGGGCGTGACTGCAGCGTCCGCTATCGCAGCATTGCAGGAAGCGAGCGGCAAGGGCAGCAGAGACAGCACGAAGACTTCTTACCGCGCATACAGCGAGATCATCAACCTGGTCATCGAGCTGATCCGTCAGTTCTACGACATCCCCCGGCAGTTCCGGATCGTGGGCGAGCTGGGCGCGCAGGAGTTCATCTCGTTCTCGAACGAGGGCATACGCCCGCAGCCGCAGGGCACGCTGGCCGGGCAGGATATGGGGATGCGGCTCCCGGTGTTTGACGTCGAGGTCAAGGCACAGAAGGCCGCGAGCTATACCAAGATGAGCCAGAACGAGCTGGCGCTGCAGTTCTACAATCTCGGATTCTTCAACCCGCAGAACACCGACCAGACGCTGATGTGCCTCGGCATGATGGAGTTCGACGGCAAGGACAAGCTGCAGCAGCAGGTGCAGAACATGGGAACGATGTACCAGCAGATGATCATGTTCCAGCAGCTCGCGCTGTCGCTGGCCATGAAGTACGAGCCGGAGATGGGCGCGCAGCTTGCGGCCAACATCACCGGGCAACCGATGCCGCAGAAGATCGACGGCAATGCAGGCATGCCGGCGGATCCCACGCAGGAGACCACGCGCGTGACGAATGCCAGAGCGCAGGCAAGAGGGGCAAGCCAGCCCGGAGGTGAAGTATGATCATCGCCACGTATAACCGCAGGGAGACCTGCTTGACGATCAAAGGCCACGCACAGAGCGCACCGAAGGGCGAGGATCTGATCTGCGCGGCGGCATCCATCCTGGCATACACGGCGATCGCAGCCGTGCAGGATAACGACGAGAAGTATCTGCCGAGCATCACACAGCACGACGGGGAGATGCGGATCTCCTGCAGCCCGTCGAGCAGTTTTATCACCCCGTGCAGGCGGGTACTGGACACCATATACACCGGGTATGAGATCCTGGCGAACGAGTACCCGGATCATGTGAGAGCAAAGAGGGAGGAGTAAGACATGGCGAATACATTTATCGGGCGCGAGCAGGGTGGAAACGGTAAGAAGACGACGACCCCGACCACGACCGGGACGAGTGCAGCATTGGGCGCAATGGCGGCTGCCGGGACTGGCGTTCTTAAACCGAAAGTCCCGGCAAGAAGAGACAATAACGGTGACGGCAGTTCGACGAGTTCTGCCCCTTCCACGCCCGCGCCGAACTATGACCG